TGGAGGCTTCCTATTTCTGCTTTTTGTACAGAGCCAGGAGTTCCTGAAGTTGATCTACATAATTTAGTTTTGTGGAATTCTTTTAGTCATCATATTGCTGTAACTCAATTTGAAAATCTAACCAATTTAAGAATGTCTTATATAGACAGAACAAAGACAATGCATAAGGGCACATACTTATTTACATTAGACTGGCATAACCCAGATAGCAATGTGTTAAATGATGGATATTCTGAAAGCCCTGCAGATCACAAGTGTGGTCATGTAATTCAAAGAGATGATGGAAACTTTGCAATTCAACCCAATAACAGGGTCAGAGTATACGAGCCTTCGTTTACCCTAGAAAAAGAATATTTGATTGATAGAATAATTAATGAAAGAAAATATGATGTTGAAAATCAAGATAAGTGGATCATGGAAAACTCGGATAGGTTTAACTATGACATTTCTGAAAAAGAAGTTGACAAATAACAATATGGCTGCTAAACTATATACATCAGAGATTTTTATGCGTAAGCGGTACCTTATGGATAAAAAAACTCCTGAAGAGATTGCTAAAGAGTGTGCTTGTACAGTAGAGACTGTATATGTCTATCTTGCTAAGTTTGGACTAAGGAAGTCAAAAAGATGAATAAAGCGCAAAAATTTTTAATAGGTTTAGGAATTACTGGTGCTGTTGGAATAACATATGTTCTTACAGCACTAAAAGGTTTGCCAGAAGCATTTGAGTGGGAGGAAGATGATGAGCAATAATTTAAATATTACAGTTGATCAGGTAAATCATCCACAGCATTATACGACAGACCCTTCTGGCGTTGAGTGTATAGAAATTACTCGTCACCGCAATTTTAACATTGGTAATGCTTTTAAGTACCTTTGGAGAGCGGGACTTAAAGATGAATCAAAGACCATTCAGGATCTTGAAAAAGCTATTTTTTATATTAAAGATGAAATCAATAGGCTAGAGGGCAAGTATGTCAACTGAAGAAGAGTTAGTTAAGCATCTTGACGTTATGAATGACGTTGTTGGAGAATATCTAAAAGGTAGTGATCCAACACAAATCTCAAAAGAGTTAGCAATTCCAAGAGTTCGTGTAGTTGCATACATTGATGAATGGAAAGAAAAAACTTCTAACAACACCGCTATCCGTGCCCGTGCCAAGGATGCACTTGCTGGTGCTGATGCACACTACAGCAAACTTATTTTAAAATCTTACGAGGTTATTGATGAAGCCTCTATGACTAATAACCTTAGTGCTAAGACTTCGGCAATTAAGCTTGTTATGGATATTGAATCTAAAAGAATTGATATGCTTCAAAAGGCTGGCCTTCTTGAAAATAAAGAGTTGGCCGAAGAGATGGTTGAGATTGAAAAACGACAAGAGGTTCTTGTTGGGATTCTTCGTGATATTGCATCTGAGCATCCAGAAGTCAGAGATATTATTATGAAACGGCTTTCTGCTATTGCAAAAGAAGGCGAGGTAATTACAGTTGTCCACGATGTTTAATGATTTTATTGAAGTATTAAAAAACAATAACTTTGAGGAAATGCCTGTAGATGCAAAAACTTTTGTTGAGGGAGAGCACTATCTTGCACAGCCACCACTTTCAGATATTCAATACGACATTGTTGAAGCAATGAGTCAAATTTATAGAATTGAAGATGTTATAGATATTCTTGGTCCTGAAAAAGGAAACCAATACTATAAAAAATATACAAAAAATGAAATAATTTTGCAACTTGGCAAGGGATCTGGAAAAGATTTTACATCAACAGTAGCCTGTGCATATATAGTATATAAACTCCTATGCCTTAAAGATCCAGCACGATATTTTGGCAAACCTTCTGGAGATGCTATTGATATTATTAACGTTGCTATTAACGCTCAGCAGGCTAAGAACGTTTTCTTTAAAGGTTTTAAAACTAAAATTGAAAAGTCTGAATGGTTTGCAGGAAAATATAATGCAAAAGCCGAAAGCATTGAGTTTGATAAGGGTATTACAGTTTACTCTGGTCACTCAGAGCGTGAATCACATGAAGGTTTGAACCTTATCCTTGCAGTACTTGATGAAATTTCTGGGTTTGCACAAGAGGTTGGCACAGGAAATGATCAAGGAAAGACTGCAGACAATATATATAAAGCCTTTCGTGCTTCTGTAGACTCTCGCTTTCCTGACCTTGGTAAGGTGGCACTGCTTTCATTCCCACGTTTTCCAGGGGACTTTATTTCACAAAAATATGAAGCGGCTATTATGGAAAAAGAAGTAATTACATACAACCATAGGTTTGTAATGAATCCAGATTTTCCAGACGACCTAGAAGGAAATCATTTAGATATTTCCTGGGATGAAGATCAAATTACATCATACAAATACCCTGGAGTATTTGCATTAAAAAGACCTACCTGGGTAGTCAATCCTACTCGCAAGATAGATGACTTTAGGCTTGCATTCTTTACAGATATGGGTGATGCAATGCAGCGTTTTGCTTGTGTACCAACTTTTGCTTCTGATGCATTTTTTAAACAAAAAGATAAACTTGAAAAATGTATGACGCTTAGAAACCCAATTGATAATAATAAAAGGTTTGACGAATCATTTAAGCCAGATCCAGACAAGGTATACTTTGTTCACGCTGACCTTGCACAAAAACACGATAAGTGTGCTGTTGCAATCGCCCATGTTGATAAGTGGGTCAATCTTCAGGTTGTTAAAGATTATGAACAGGTTGCGCCTATCATTATTGTAGATGCCGTCGTATGGTGGGAACCAAAGGTTGAAGGTCCAGTAAACCTTTCAGATGTAAAGCAATGGATTCAAAACCTTCGTAGACAAGGTTTTAATATTGGTATGGTTACATTTGACCGTTGGCAATCATTTGATATTCAACAAGAACTTCAAGCCGTAGGAATCAGAACTGACACTGTTTCTGTTGGTAAGAAGCACTATGAAGACCTTGCAATGATGATCTATGAAGAGCGTGTTGCTATGCCCTATATACCTTTATTGCTTGACGAAATGTCTGAACTTAAAATTATTAATGACAAGAAGGTAGACCACCCACGCAAAAAATCTAAAGATTTGTCAGATGCCGTAACGGGTGCGGTATTTGGTGCATTATCCCATACTCCAAAAAATCCTAATATAGAGATAGATATACACACTTGGTCTACTTCTGCATCTCAATTTGCAAAGGAACAGAGGAATATGGTAGAATTAGAACCTAAGCCAATGACGGATGATGTTCGTGATTACTTAGATAGATTAAACCTATTATAAGAATTCTGATTAAATAATCAGATATACACAAACAAGGAGAAAGATGAATTCATTTAAGAAAATTGCTTTAGGACTTGCTGCAGCTATGTCCTTTGGCGTACTCTCAGCACTTCCGACAAGTGCTGCTGTAAACGCACCAACTCTAACCATTGATTCAGCAACAGACGCTGTTACCTCTGGTGAGTCTGCAACAGCAGTAGTTACACTGTCATTTATTTCAGAAACATCAGCAGATACTGCAACAGTAATCTCTGCTATGTTTTCACAACCAACGGGATCAGCAAAGTCTGCAACCTTATCACTTCTAGAAACATCAACAGCCTCAGTAGTAATTGCAGGCAGTAATGTTTCAGCAAATGTTAACTCAACAGTTAATACTCCAACATATGTAACAGCAAAGTTTAAGGTTACACTAGATGCACCAAGCGTTGCAGGTACATATGAGGCTAAGATTTTAACAACTAGCCCAGTAAATGGACCAACAGTTTCTTGGACAGTTACAGTTAAGGCAGCAGATCTAACACCTGCAGCAGCAACTACAACATCAGTTCTTAATAAGGGTGAAGTTACAACAGCAACAGCAGACGATGCTGTATATGCTCCAAAGGCTACAGCAACAGATGCAGCAGCGGTAATCGTTGTTACACCTAAGAATGCAGCAGGCGGATCAGCAACTGAGTCAATTCTTGCAACAGTCTCAGGTTCTGGACTTATCGGCTATGGCACAAATGCTACAACAATGTCTGCAACAGGTCGTGCATTGGTAATTCCTACAGGAAACTACATTGGCGTATTTGCTGACGGTACAGCAGGAGTATCAACAATTACTCTTACAACACTTACAGGTACAGTCCTTGCAACAGAGAAAGTAACATTCTACGGAGACATTGCTTCAGTTGTAGCAACTCCAATTAAGTCTGTTATCGCAGTAGGTGCAAACACATCAACAGTTAAGGCAGTTGCATATGATGCACTAGGCGTTGTCGTTGGCGCAGGAACACTTAATGCTTATTCAAGCGATATAGCAGTTGTGTCTGATTCAGGTACAGCAGCAACAATCGTAAATGGGGAAGCAGTATTTACCCTTACAGGTGTTAAGGCTGGCGGAGTAGCAGTTACAGTTAAGTCTGGAACAGTCTCATCTGCACCAGTTTCTACTCGTGTGGAAGCAGCAGTCGCAACTGTCAAGTTGTCATTTGATAAGGCAGTTTACTTGCCAGGAGAAGCAGCAACAATTACTGTACAGGCTCTTGATGCAGCAGGTCTTCCAGTATCTGGTAAGACTCACGCAAACCTTTTTGCAGTAGGAGGAATCACTTCTAACTACGCATTTGGTGGATCATCAGATGTTCTTACAGCAACATCAATTACAACAGATACATCAACAGCAAAGTCATACAAGGTTTTCATGCCTCTGGTTGAAAATGATGTAACAATTTCAGCAACTGGTGGATCATCTCTTCCTCTTGCTGGACAAGTTGTAGTAACAGCAACAGCAGAAGTTTCTAATGCAGCAAACAAAGCTGCAGTCAAGGCTTCTGAGGATGCAGCAAAGGCAGCACAGGCTGCTACAGATGCAGCAATTGAAGCTTCAAAGGCAGCAGAAGCAGCAACTGTACAAGCACAAGCAGCAGTAGATGCAGTCGCAGCGCTTTCTACACAAGTTGCTACATTAATTGCTTCACTTAGAAAGCAAATCACAGCGCTAACTTCTTTAGTCGTAAAGATTCAGAAGAAGGTCCGTGCTTAATTAATCCAACGATTAGGGGGGTTAGCCAAGTGCTAGCCCCCTTTTTCGTTACATAAAATGATATAATAGCCTTAATAGTCATACCACCACTACGACTA